CATCACTTTCCGGGACCAATAAACTATTAGTATAGCCAGTCATTCATTTAAATGGAAGACACAAGTTCTAAGATGAAGCCTGTTGAGAAGGCAGAACCTGCAAAGAAAGGGGAGAAAAAGCCTCAATCTAGCAAACGTCCGGCAAAGCCGTTGTACAAACCAAAGCCACAATCCGAAGGTAGGAAGAAGAGTCACAAGGAGGAGGAGTCATTGACAAGACGCCCCAAAAATGTTGACTTGGACCCACCAACAGCTGATAAAGACCCAAATTGGGTCGAGCTACCACCTGGTCACCCAGATCGCAAGGCAAATTATCTTAAGGGAACTATTGTTGACAAGAACAAGGTTGACCAAAAGAAAATCAGCCAACAGTTGACCGAAGGTATGCTTGAAGCTAAAGCTGCAATTGCAGCTATAGAGAGTGGCCTCGAAGAGTCTCGTGAGAAACTCAAAGAGCAAGGTTTTTCATTCGGTGAGCCAGGTGCATCAGATAACCTCAACGAGTCTGTTGCACCACAAGTCCCCAAGTATGTCGCACCTGGGGCCCGCAAACCAGCTAAGGTTGACCCAAGGCCAGCAATTCATTTGGGTTTCGCCTTGACTGAAAGTCAAATTGCTAAGGCAAAAGACCTCTACCCAAGTCTTAGATTCGAGTGGGACCAATTCGCTACTGTTCATGATCACCCATACACTGCTATGGAAAGACGTGTCGCTGAGTTCCTTATTTTTAGGAGGTTGGAGAAAGGTAAACCAAATGTCATTGACATACATGGTAACCCCTTCAACCACAAGCACACCAAACGTGATAATGTTCATGTCTGTGCCCCAAAACACGAATCAAAACAAGACCTCGATTGGGCTAAATACACTCGCACTGACGGGTTGAAAGTTTGTGACTGTGAACCACTTCATTGTGCTCATGTTGTCCCTGACATTTACGTGAAGCAATACCTTGCTGAGCGTGACGATGCTGAACACTTGTGTCGTCTCGTTAACAAATCTCAATTTGGCCAAATGTATATAGTTGCACGCCATTTTAATGATATTGCAGGGTCGCTCACCCAAGGGGAGATCTCATACACCAGAAATGAGTTGTGTGTTGATTTCTTTGTTAAGGGATCGCTATCTGGGTACAAAGTTGCTGATGAGTCCTGGTTATTCACCAGTACACACTGGACCAATGGTAGTATCGCCATGTCTTGGGATGTTACCAACCGTGTGGGTGATTGCCATATCATTCAACTTGTTAAATCGGACCCGTCAAGAGGGTCTGGACCTGTTAAACCAATTGGTATTCTCAAAGCTTTGATGGATGCCAAGAGTGTAGGACCTGTCGAATTGGATATTAGAGGAGCTTTTGCTAAAGACCCTGCAGTGGCCACTGCTTATGAGTCACTCAAGGTTGAGTATGCCCAATGCTACTCATTGTATAACTGGATTATCTTCGTACGTAAAGAAGATAAGCGCGTCTTGGTTCCAAAGAAGGCTGTTGATGAAGTAAGAGTGTATGTCGCAGGACTACCTCGAACTCCACAATTATTCCAGTTAACGTTGACTAATGTCAAGAAGATTCTCAAACATTACAACCTCACACCTGACATGATTGCTGATTCCATCATGCCAGTCGCAATTCTCGGTTATTTCCGAGGGGTTGAAGTAGAAACTGGTCTAATGGCAGTGGCTGTAGAGTCACACCATGAGCCAATCAAGCGATTAACCACATTACTGGAGTTTAAACCACCTAAGGTTTGGTCAATGAATTTCTTTGCTCTCTCAACTCTCAGTCTTGTTGCATTTGTTGTCGGTATTCTTTTGTATCGACGAAGGAGAAACAACCAAAAGGTTCCACCCTTCAGTGTCGTTGACTCCATCTTGTCACTATTCAGTGTATTTGAACTCATTTCAAACAAAATCACAAGTTACTTGATTGATGGTATGCCCTCTTGGGTAAACCGTTTGATGGTACATGCTGCAAAGCAAGGCACTCATAAGATTAAAAGGGTGCAGGTTGCAACTGGCCCAAGTGATGGTAGTAGGATTGAGTATCATGAACCATTACACTACCCAGATGTGTGCAATGATGGTAGGAAGCTTACACAACTTCATGAAGATTCGTGGGTCAAATTACCTGATAATATGTACTGCGTTGAACACCATGGACTGACCTTATTTGGGGCTGGCATTAGGCCTCGAATTCCAGTCATTTCTAGGTCCTGTGTCCACAATGAAGCTATAGCAGTCACAAATAGGGGTTGTTTAGAAAGACCAGATCCTTCACCGGTCATCTTTGCTATGATGACTAAGACATATGATGCAGCACTACCAGTCCTTCCAAGTGGACCATACATGGAAGGCAAGAGACTCAAAGCCCCTAAATTTTGGGTTTGGGTCAAACGTTTCCCTGAGAAGAGACGCAATGAACTCACAAAGGCCTACCTGGAGCTTAAGGCGACTAGCCATTCGGTTAACCCAGGAGTTGATGGTTTTGTAAAACGCGAACATGTATTGAAGGCACATCCTGAGGCACAGGATTCTGAACAGAACTTTGATCTGTATGACCCACGTCTGATTCAGGGCCGCCACCCTGATTATCAAGTCAAGACTGGTCCAATTACATTTGCCTTCACCAAGTATCTTGCTTGGTGCTGGAATGCGGAGGTTACACACGGCAAGATAAGAGCCGATGACGAAACACGCCCCACAACGTGTATTGTCTATACTAGTGGTATGACTGCTGAAACGTTAGGATCAGCTGTTGAATTCCATCTCGAGAGGTTGTCAAAGTATGGTCGAGTCTTCATTTATGAGAGTGACCAAAGTCGTTTTGACGCACATTGTGGAAAGGAGGCCATCCAATTAAAGAATAGGCCATATAAGCGGTTTAGATGCACAAAGGCTAGCATCAGTGAGATTCTACAACACTCAACCAAAACCCGTGGGTATACTAAACACGGCGTGAAGTACTACGTAACGTACACTGTTAAATCTGGTGAAGGTGACACATCCAGTGGAGACACAGCTATTAGTGGTAGCGGCAACTTGCTTGCCAAGGACCTCGCAAGAGTTCCAGACCATCTGATAGTGATATTCTCCGTTGGTGACGATATCCTTGTCTTGACTATTGAACAGTATGCACGTGATTACTTCAGTGCAGCAAATTTGGTTTGGTTGGAAGCTGGATTTAGAGTTGAACATTGCCTTTTGAGCTCCATGTATGACGCCGAGTATTGCTCCGGTCGATTTTACCCAACTGCTGATGGTTTGTGCTTTGGACCCAAAATTGGGCGCATCCTTTCTAAAACATTCTATTCCAAGAATGATTATTCAGACTCAACGGGTCAACGCTGGTTATTAGCTGTTGCCCAGGGTCTGGAACGCGACTGCAGTTTTATCCCAGTACTTAGGAGGCTAATGACCAAAGTTATTGAGTTGACCGCACACAGGAAACCCCTCGAGCTTCCCTATGAAGAGAAGATTCACGCTGAGAAACATCACGAAGCAAGCCCTGATACCTATGCCATGCTTGAGCATTTATATGACCTCAAGATAAACCACTTTGACGAATTGGAACGTTTGATTGACACCATTTCATCTCTACCTTGTACTATTCACCATCCATACATTGACCATATTGTTAATGTCGACTGCCCAGCTGTCGATCAACCCCGAAAGTCACAAGTTCCACTCTTTTCACTTTTGAATGTAAATCCGAAAGTGTTGAAATCAGCAATTATTTTATTGCTGTGGTGGGACAATCACTGTCTTAGGAGTTTGTTCCAACAGCCCAATTTGTATTCAGCATTAGACATTTACAATGTATTAGTGGCCCCTGTTCTTGAAGAGGGGTTGCGAATGATGTTTCCATGGATCAACAAGTACTTAATAGGAGTTGAGATCATCAACATTCTCTTCATCAGACAGGCACTCCTAGCTGGTGGACAGTTGGATGCGACAGCAGCCAATTTGTTTGCCGTGTGCGGGGTGTTGTCCAGGTTTTTACATATTCCTATGGCTTGGCTAGCAAGATCATCCCCTATGAATTTTGCACTGGTTGTTTCAATACATGCCTGGTTGAATGATTTATTCACTAGGAGTTCTTTCCCTCATCGCCCAGTCTCTTTCACCCCGTCTCGTGTGTCCAAAACATTAGATGACCTTAAGCTCCTCGCGCCAGGCTGCGAGGCTATTATTGATTGTGCTTGGTCATTAACAACAACTGCCTGGAACAAGCTTATGCACATCCTAAATGGCAATACAGTGAATTACAAGTCAGCGCTTTGCGAGCTTTGCTCCAAATTTGGATGGCCACAACCAGCATTTACTTTTGTTGGAAGTGGTCCGTCTCACATGCCCACGTTTACTTGCACTGTAACACTCAAAATCCTTGGACAAGAATATGTTGCTCAAGGTGTTGGTAACAACAAGAGTGAAGCCCAATTGTTGGCAGCAAGGGATATGCTCACGCAAGTGAAAGCTATTGATCCTGTCAAGGAGCCAGTACATGAGAGCCAACATGCAGCTAAGCTGTTTGCTTTACGAAAGGAATTGTCCATTGCTTATCCTTTCAAGAATGTGTTGATTGATGCTGATCAATGCGCACCCCCGAGGTCCCGACCATTGTTGCGTGCTACAACTACTTACATAGTTGGCAATAGTGATCATATGGAGCCCTGGAAGAAGTTTTGTGCTACGAGGGAACACGACCTCGGCACAATATGTGCACGCATCGTACCGACACAACCTGATGCAGCAGACAAATTGCTGTTGAATGTTCTCAAAACCATCCCTCCTGAGGATGCTATCTTGGTTACCGGAGATAAGCTATTCAGGGAAGCCGTAAAGGCAATCAGCACTAAGGTGTTGATGGTTGAGCATCTCGACGACTGTCCTATTAACTTTCCACGCTTGAGCACACAGATCCCTAAGAATGTGCTAGCTGCTCTTATGCACTTCGTTCTTGAAAACGTCGAAACTCCGCCGCCTCCTATCAGGCTGCAGACAACAGACGTCTTTGAACGTTGGTAAGCC